CACCTATTCTCACCTAAAAGAGTATCAGTTTGGACAGAAAGTGCAGCACAAGTATGCGGATATGGCGGAACTGGCAGACGCAATAGACTCAAAATTTATTGGAGGTAACTCCGTGCAGGTTCAACTCCTGTTATCCGCACCAAATTTTTAAGAGAGGAGGCAGTGCTAATGCCCAAAGGTAAAGCTGCAAGCTCTTCTGACTCAAATAGCCCATTGAGACCACCGACATCTCTCGAAGCGCAAGAGAACTTAATGATTTCTTTGGCGGTTCAATGTGCTGAAAAGCAGCTCAGAGACGGAACTGCTTCTTCTCAGGTCATAACGCATTATTTGAAACTTGGTTCCAGTAAGGAACGAATCGAAAAGGAGATTCTGGAGAAGCAGAAAGAGCTTATTGAAGCGAAGACCAAGAATCTAAATTCCAATAGTGAAGCCAAAGAGTTGTATAACAAGGCTCTTGAAGCGTTTAGGAGATATTCAGGTGCAGGCGGTGATGACGATGAGTATTAAAACATATTCCGAACTAATTACACTGCCGACATTTGAAGAACGGTTTTGCTATTTGAAACTCGATGGCTCTGTTGGGAAAGAGACTTTCGGTTTTAAGCGCTGGCTGAACCAAGAGTTCTACCATTCCGACAAGTGGTTGAAATTCAGAGATGAAATTATTATTCGTGATGAAGGTTGTGATCTCGGTGTACCTGGTTATGAGATCTTCGGCTCAATATTGGTTCATCATCTGAATCCGATCACCTATGAAGACCTTTTGAATCAGAGCCCATGCGTCTTTGACCCGGAGAATGTGATCTGCACTAAGTTGAATACACATAATGCTATTCACTATGGTGATGAGAGTTTGTTACTTCTCCCTCCAGTACAGCGCACACAAAATGATACATGCCCCTGGCGAAAACAATGAAAGGAGAAAATTCCAATGACAAAGGAAATCTATGAAAACTCTGTTCTTAATGATTCGACTGAAGCCATTGAGAAACGGGAAACGGAGTTTTGCGAAGACGCTGCTCGAAATGTGATCGGTGTTGTTACTGATTGCCTGAAGCTGAACATTCGTGAAAAGCCGACTAAGGATTCCAGAGTAGTAACGGTTGTGACCTGTCTTGACGAATTGGAAATTGACATGGGCGATTCCAATGATGATTGGTACGCTGTCTGTACTGCTACCGGTATCGAAGGATTCTGCATGAAGAAATTTGTAGCCGTTAGGCAGTAAGGAGAAAACGATATGGACAGTATACTGACATCGATTAAAAAGCTGCTCGGAATTGCTGAAGAGTATGAGCACTTTGACCCGGACATCGTCATGTACATCAATTCGGCATTCTCGGTCTTGACGCAGCTCGGTGTTGGTCCTGAAGAAGGATTCCGTATCGAAGATGCAAGTAAGACCTGGTCTGAATTCCTGTACGATGATCCTCGTCTTGAATTTGCAAAAACCTTTATCTACCTGAAGGTAAGACTGGCATTCGACCCGCCGTTGAGTTCGGCAGTGATGGAAGCAATTAACCGACAGATCAGCGAGCTTGAATGGCGAATCAATGTGACAGTCGACCCTGATTAAAAACGAGAGGAGGATTTCAAAATGGATAATACAGCTCTTATGCATCATGGTGTTACCGGTATGAAATGGGGTGTTCGCCGTTATCAGAATAAAGACGGCACTCTGACTGCTGCCGGGCAGAAAAGATACGATAGAGATGTACGAGAGAATAAAGCCAAAAAGAAGGAAAATCGTATCAATGTAAGTGACCCTGATCCTAAACGTTGGGCAAAGGAAGATTTAGAGAGAACAAAGCGAACCGTGGACAGCAGTTCTGATTTACTCAAAAAAGCTTCCGAAATAGAACGGAGTTCTGCACCCAAAGCTACCAAAAAACGAATGGATCTGAGTAAGATGACAGATCAGGAACTTCGTCAGGCAATCAGCCGAGAGCAGCTTGAGCGACAGTATAATGATCTGTTCGGAAAAACCGAGAGTGCTAAAATTTCAAAAGGTCGGCAGTTTGCAAGAAATACGCTTGAAACAGCCGGTACCGTTCTTGCTGTAGGAAGTTCGGCTTTGGGTATTGCTCTGGCCATTAAAGAATTGAAAGGATAAATAGAGCATGGCATTATCAAACACTGCCGTTCCCAAGTATTATGGCATGTTTCGTGATGCCGTGATTCGAGGGGAAATTCCAGTCTGCAAAGAGATCTCTATGGAGATGAACCGTATCGATGATCTCATCGCTAATCCGGGTGTGTACTATGACGACCAAGCTGTTGAGGGTTGGATTGCTTATTGCGAATCCGAGCTTACCTTGACAGATGGCTCTGACCTTAGTCTTTTGGATAGTTTCAAGCTTTGGGGAGAACAGATCTTTGGTTGGTATTACTTCGTTGAGCGAAGTGTGTATCAACCGAATCCAGATGGTCACGGTGGGCACTATGTTCGCAAGAATGTGAAAAAAAGGCTGATTAACAAACAGTATTTGATCGTTGCACGAGGCGCCGCTAAATCAATGTACGGCTCAACCTTGCAGGGTTACTTTCTGAATGTTGATACCTCTACTACTCATCAGATCACCACCGCCCCCACAATGAAGCAAGCGGAGGAGGTCATGTCCCCTCTTCGCACCGCTATTACTCGTTCGAGAGGACCGCTGTTTCAGTTCCTGACAGAAGGCTCTTTACAAAACACAACTGGTTCCAAAGCGAATCGCACAAAGTTAGCTTCTACAAAAAAGGGCGTTGAAAACTTCCTGACTGGTTCGCTTCTTGAGGTCAGACCTATGAGCATCAATAAGCTTCAGGGTCTACAGATTAAGGTCGCGACTGTTGATGAGTGGCTTTCCGGTGACATTCGAGAGGATGTTATCGGTGCCATTGAGCAGGGTGCATCCAAGGTGAATGACTACATCATCGTTGCAATCAGCTCGGAAGGTACAGTTCGTAATGGAAGTGGCGACACCATCAAAATGGAGTTGATGGACATCCTTAAGGGCGACTACATCAATCCCCATGTTTCGATATGGTGGTACAAACTTGATTCCATTGACGAAGTCGGAGATCCGGAAATGTGGCTCAAGGCTAATCCGAATCTCGGAAAAACCGTAAGCTATGAAACTTATCAACTTGATGTTGAAAGAGCTGAAAAAGCTCCAGCTGCCCGAAACGATATTCTTGCAAAGAGATTTGGGCTGCCTATGGAGGGCTACACCTATTACTTCACTTATGAAGAAACCCTTCCGCATCGAAAGAGGGATTTCTGGCAGATGCCTTGCTCCCTCGGTGCAGACTTGTCGCAGGGCGATGACTTCTGTGCCTTTACATTTCTATTTCCATTGCCAAACGGTTCCTTTGGCGTTAAGACGAGAAACTACATCACCTCTACAACTTTAATGAAGCTGCCAGCTGCTATGAGGATCAAGTACGATCAATTCATGGCTGAAGGCAGTTTAATTGTTTTAGAGGGCGCCGTACTTAACATGATGGATGTGTATGAAGATTTAGACAATCACATTCAGGAGTGCGGATACGATGTTCGTTGTCTTGGATTTGACCCTTATAATGCGAAAGAATTCGTAGCGAGATGGGAATCAGAAAACGGTCCGTTTGGAATTGAGAAAGTCATCCAGGGCGCTAAAACTGAGTCGGTTCCACTCGGAGAACTGAAGAAGCTTTCTGAAGAAAGAATGCTTATCTTCGACGAGGACCTTATGACCTTTGCTATGGGTAACTGTATTACACTTGAAGATACAAACGGAAACCGGAAACTTTTGAAAAAGCGGTATGAGCAGAAAATCGATGCTGTTGCAGCAATGATGGATGCCTATATTGCTTATAAACTTAATCGAGATGCATTTGAATAAGGAGGTGGTCAAGTTGGATGAGATGTATCATCACGGCATTCTCGGTCAGAAATGGGGCGTTCGCCGTTTTCAAAACAAAGACGGAACTTTGACCACAGCCGGTCAAAAGCGTTTGGAAAAGAAAGATACAAAGTGGGCTCATAAAAACCATGACAAAATCGTATCCAAAGCCCGCAAAGATGTTTCCAAAGAACTCGATCAGTACGCCAATCAACTATTAAAAAATCCTTCTTCCATGACATCGAAAGGTAAAATCAGCTCCTCGGCTATCAATTCCTATAACCGGAAAATGGCTGAGTTGATGAATGAGTCCGTTAAAAATGTTACCGCACCTTCAGGGCGTGTCGTTCAATTCGTTGCGAAACGAGGCGAAGTCGGTGTACATATGGCTCTGGCTGACAGAGGCTATGATATGCAACAGCTTAAGAATGGTATCTGGGCTTCCGGTCGAGTTGCCTATAAGAAGAAAAATGTTGATATGGTTTAAGGAGGTGATGATTCAAAATGGAGATGTCTTTTGGTTCCAGACTAAAACATGCTTGGAATGCATTTACCGGTAATATTCAAATGAACTACCGGGACTTAGGTATGAGTTACCCATATCGAGCTGACAGACCAAGAATGTCCAGAGGCAACGAAAGGTCAATCGTTACATCGGTGTATAACCGAATTGCACTTGATGTTGCAGCACTGAATGTTCAGCATGTCCGTCTGGATGAAAATGGGCGTTTTCTTTCGGTCATCGATGACGGATTGAATAATTGCCTCACTCTGGAAGCTAATGTCGATCAGACAGCACGTTCGTTCATTCAAGATGTAGTTATTTCTATGTTTGATGAAGGAAGCGTAGCAATCGTTCCGGTCGATACAACGACTGACCCGAATGTGTCCGGTTCGTCTGACATTCAGTCTTTGCGTGTCGGACAGATTTTGGATTGGTATCCGCAATATATTCGTACTCGTGTGTACAACGAACAGACGGGCAGAAAAGAAGATATTGTAGTGCCAAAAAGTGCAGTGGCTATCATTGAGAATCCGCTGTACGCAGTTATCAATGAACCGAACTCAACTATGCAGCGGCTCATTCGTAAACTTAACCTACTTGATGTCATTGATGAACAAAGTGGATCTGGAAAACTCGATTTGATTATTCAGCTCCCCTATGTTATCAAGACTGAAGCAAGGCGTCAACAGGCCGAAAATCGGCGTAAAGATATAGAAAGTCAGTTGTCGGGTTCTAAGTATGGTATTGCTTATACCGATGGTACCGAGCATATCACACAGTTGAATCGTTCCGTGAACAACAACCTGATGTCCCAGATTGAATACTTGACGAGTATGCTATACAGCCAGTTGGGAATCACTCAGAGCATTTTGGATGGAACAGCGGACGAGAAGACAATGCTGAACTACAACAACCGGACAATCGAGCCGATCATTTCCGCTATTGTTGATGAGATGAAACGAAAGTTTCTGACCAAAACTGCCCGATCACAACGACAGTCGATTTCGTTCTTCAGAGATCCGTTTAAGTTGGTTCCTGTTAATGAAATCGCTGAAATTGCTGACAAATTCACGAGAAATGAAATCATGACTTCGAATGAAATTCGTCAGGTCGTTGGTATGAAACCTTCTGATGACCCAAGAGCAGACGAACTCAGGAATAAGAATCTGAGTGAACCGTCCGGCTCCGATCAGCAGTCGGAAGAAGCACCAATCACCACAGACAATTCAGTTGAAGAGTCAGCAAGTGATTTGGACGACAAAATCTCTAAGCAAAAATCGAAAAAGTAAGGAGGAAATTCAAAATGAGTAGACCTTTTTCGGTTGAGGCTTGTGATTTCAGCGGCTGGGCAACCCGAAATGACCTTAAGTGTTCCGATGGGCGAGTAATTCGTCGGGACGCCTTTAAGAATAACGACGGTATTAAAGTCCCGCTGGTCTGGAATCATCAGCACAACAGTCCTCGTGATGTTCTCGGTCATGCATGGCTTGAGAACCGTGAGGAAGGTGTTTACACCTATGGCTTCCTCAATGACACCGCTGACGGTGAAATTGCGAAAGTCCTTATCAAGCATGGTGACATTTGCGCTCTGTCCATTTACGCCAATCAACTTCAGCAGGCTGGTCCTGATGTACTGCATGGTTGTATTTGTGAGGTGAGTCTTGTGCATAAGGGTGCTAATCCTGGTGCATTTATTGACTCTATGCTGAAGCATGGTGAAATGTCCGATGATGAAGCTATCATCTATACCGGAATGCCTCTCTGTCTTTCTCATTCTGCGGAATCTAAGGATGATCCGGAAGACGAGGAAAAGAAGAAGGATTCCAAAGAGGACAAGTCTGCTGAAAACAAGGAAGAGAAGAAGGACAACGAGGAGACGATTGCTGATGTGATCGATTCCATGTCTGAGAAGCAGCAGAATGTCATGTATGCACTTATCGCACAGGCTCTCGAAGGCGAACCCAAAAAGGAATCCAAGGATGATTCCGACAACAAATCTGAATCCAATAAGGAGGATAAAACAATGAAACACAATGTCTTTGATAACGATCAGCAGAAGAAGACCGAGGTTCTGTCTCATGCTGACCAGGCAAGCATCATTTCTATGGCCAAGTCCAACAGCGTCGGCAGTCTCCGTACTGCTATGGACATTTATGCAGAGCAGAATCCTGACAGTATTCTGGCTCATGGTATCGACGGTATTGAAACCCTGTTCCCTGAGTACAATGATGTCCGTCCCGGTGCTCCTGAACTGCTTACCACTGACCAGGGTTGGGTGAATGAGGTTCTGAAGAAGGTTCACAAGAGCCCTATTTCCCGTATCCGTACTCGTCAGGCTGACCTGCGTAACATTGAGGCTCTTCGTGCTAAGGGTTACAAGAAGGGTGCCCAGAAGGGTTATGTCGGCAACATTCAGCTGCTCCACAGAACGACTGATCCTCAGACCGTGTATGTAAAGAGTAAGCTTGACCGTGATGACATCATCGATATTCAGGACTTCGATGTGGTGAAGTATCTGTACGGCATCGACCGTATGAATCTGAACGAGGAACTGGCTACGGCTATCATGATCGGTGACGGTCGCGAGGTCGGTGCTGATGGTAAGATCGCCGAGGATAAGATCCGCCCGATTTGGTTGGATGACGAGCTGTATACCATCCATGCTGACGTTGACATTGCCGGCATGAGGGCTACTCTCCAGGGCACCAATACTTCCGCTAATTTCGGCGAGAATTACATTTATGCAGAAGCCGTGATTCAGTCTCTGCTGTATGCTCGTGAGAAGTATACGGGTTCCGGCACTCCCGACTTCTACTGCACGCCCCATTTGGTCAATGTCATGCTGCTTGCCCGTGACCTGAATGGCCGTCGCATCTATGACAAGGTTAGCGATCTGGCTGCGGCTTTGAATGTTGGACAGATCATCACCGCCGAACAGTTCGAGGGTAAGACTCGTACTACCACGGACAGCAAGACCAAGAAGCTTCTGGGACTGATGGTCAATCTGGCTGATTATTCTCTGGGCGCTACCAAGGGCGGCGAAATCACTCACTTCACCGATTTCGATATCGACTTCAACCAGGAGAAGAGCCTGCTGGAGACTCGTTGCTCCGGCGCCAACACTCGTGTCATGTCTGCTATCGCTCTGGAAGAGGATGTCACTGCCAATATTGGCGGCTAAATTCAGCGAGGAGTGAAAATTCAAAATGGCTAAATTTTATGGAGTAATCGGCTACGCTGTAACAGAAGAGACTAAGCCGGGCGTTTGGGCAGAGAAGATCATCGAGCGTATGTACTATGGTGATTTAACCCGTAACACCCGTAGGCTTCAGTCTGCGGAACAACTCAACGACAACATCAATGTTGCGAATGAGATCAGTATCGTAGCCGATCCATTTGCCAATGAGAATTTTCATTCGATGAGGTATGTTGAGTTTATGGGTGCTAAATGGAAAGTCACAAGTGTCGAAGTTCAGTACCCAAGACTTATACTGACTATGGGAGGTGTATACAATGGCGAGCAGGCTTAATCTGCAAACTTTCCTGGAAGAAATCCTTGAAAGCAGAAATGTGTATTTTCAACCTCCTGAGTCGGTAAAAATGAAATACCCCGCTATCGTTTATGCACTTGATGATATCAAAAATGTGCACGCCGATAACGGGGTTTATTCATCTCACAGGCACTATTCAGTCACTGTTATTGACTCTGACCCGGATAGTGAGCTTGTCGGTAAGATGGTTTCTATACCTACCTGCCGATTTGAACGATATTATGCAAGCGAGAATCTGAATCACTGGAATTTCTCGCTCTATTTCTGATAAGGAGGAATATCTTTATGTCCAAAATCATTTGGGATAAAACTGGCGAGCGCCTGTACGAAACCGGCTGTGACCATGGCGTTCTCTATCCGATGCAGACCGGCGGCGTTTATAACAAGGGCGTCGCATGGAATGGTCTGACTGCCGTTACCGAGAGTCCTTCCGGTGCTGAGGCTTCCCCGATTTACGCCGATAACATCAAGTATGTGAACCTGGTTTCCAACGAGGAGTTCGACGCTACCGTCGAGGCATATATGTACCCCGATGAGTTTGCTGAGTGCGATGGTTCTGTTGAGATCATGCCTGGTATGTATGCCGGTCAGCAGTCTCGTAAGACTTTCGGTTTGGCATATCGCACCATTCTGGGCAATGATACCGATCTGAACGATTACGGCTACAAGCTGCATCTGGTCTACGGCTGTCTGGCTGCTCCTTCCGAGAAGGGTTACAGTACGGTCAACGACAGCCCTGAGGCGGCTACTCTGTCCTGGGAGATCAGCACTACTCCTGTCTCCATCAACAAGCTGGTCAACGGTAAGAAGCTGAAGCCGACTGCTACGCTGACCTTTGACTCCACTAAGTTCAGTGCCGAGTTCATGACCCAGCTGGAAGAGATCCTGTACGGTAAGGACCCGACCACCGATGGCGGCAACGATGGTGTCGAGCCTCGTCTGCCTCTGCCCGATGAGATTATCGAACTGTTCGATAAGACTCTGAATCCTCAGGGCTAATCTGTATAATTATGGAGCCGTATTCAGGTAAGCTGGCGGCTCCTACTTTTTTAATTTGAAAGGAGAAAAATTCAATGACTAAGGAAACTATCACTTATACCGATCTGAATGGCGTTCAGAGAACCGAAGATTTCTACTTCGACCTGTCCAAGCCTGAAATCGTAAAGATGCAGGCGAGTGCCAAGGGTGGCTACGATGTTCAGCTCAAGAGTATTGCTGCCAGTCCGAATGGGGCGCTTATTATGGAGTTCTTCGAGAACTTTATTAAGACCGCCTATGGCGAGAAGAGTGATGATGGCAGACGCTTCATGAAGTCTGAGGAAATTTCCAGAGGCTTTATGGAAACTCCCGCTTATGAGGTCCTGTTTGAGAAGCTTGTCACCGATGCCGGCGCTGCATCCGAATTTGTCAACCGTGTGATGCGTGCCAACGGCAATAAGCAGGCTGCGCCCATCGCATCTAATTAAAGAAAGCTCGGAGGGCTAAGGAATGCTGAAAATTACTGTGCCGGCTGCCGAGTTTTGGGATGAAATTCATGAAGAATTTGTCTACAAGAAAGAGCAGGCTTTGCAGTTGGAGCATTCCTTAGTCTCTCTTTCAAAATGGGAAAGCAAATGGAATAAGGCATTTCTCGGAAAACAAGAAAAAACCGATGAGGAAATTCTTGATTATGTACGATGTATGACCTTAACCCAGAATGTCGATCCCGAAGTATATACTCGGCTGTCTGCTGAAAACTACGCCGCCATCAATGCGTACATCGAAGCACCTATGACTGCTACTTGCCTTATCGAGGACAAGCAGACAAGAGGTAATAAAGAAACGGTTACATCTGAGCTTATTTACTACTGGATGATTTCCTATAACATCCCTGTGGAGTTTCAAAAATGGCATTTGAACAGACTGCTGACCCTCATACGGGTATGTAATGTCAAGAACTCTCCGCCTAAGCGAAGAAGTAAGCGTGAAATGTGGAATCGGAACGCAGCTATCAACGCTGCCAATCGAAAACGCTTTGGTTCTAAGGGGTGATTGAATGAACAGACGATGCCGAAAATGCTTTTTTAAGAAGGTTTGCCATAAAAAGCAGCCTTACAATAACTGGCTTAAAACTTTTACCAAAAAAGCAGTAGCAATCATTCTGGTGGTTTCTCTGGTTGATTTGCAACTGTCTTATGTGCTTGCATTTATGGGGCAAGTACAAATTGCGGAATCGCTTTCCAGCACAATAGCGTCGACCGTTGTCGGGGTTATGCTTGGCTACTTCTTCAAAGCCCTTTTCGAAACATTCTTCGAAAGGCGTGAAGAACGGCTCAAGCAGGAAAGTGAACCGGAAGAAAATACGAATTATGAGGAGGTTTAGTTATGCCTATCAGTTTTTTGACTACAGCACTGTTGATCGTATCCGTCATCACGAATCTGACAGTGGAGGGCATTAAGAAGCTGCTTGACAGAACGAAGGTCAAGTATTCTTCTAATGTTCTTGCGGCAGTTTTGTCCGTCCTGATCGCCTGTGCTGTTAGCGTGATTTACCTTATTATGACTGACACGATCTTTACTATGAAGATTGGGGTTGAGATCGTCGTTCTGATGTATCTGGGCTTCCTGATCTCTACGGTTGGTTATGACAAGGTTATTCAGATGTTGAAGCAGATTCAAAGCGTGAAGGAGGAAACAAAAAATGAGTAACAGTCCTCTGGTATCCTATACCAAGTTGAGCCCGAATCATTCCGGGCAGAGAACTCATGCCGTTGACCGTATTACACCTCATTGCGTAGTCGGTCAGTGCTCGGTAGAAACCCTGGGCAATATTTTTGCTCCGACTTCCCGGCAGGCTTCTTGTCAGTACGGTATCGGTGTAGACGGTCGAGTAGGTATGTATGTGGAAGAGAAGAACCGTTCATGGTGTTCTTCCTCTAATGCAAACGACCAGCGTGCGATAACGATCGAGTGTGCCAGCGATGCTACACATCCTTACGCATTCAACGACACTGTATATGCAAAACTGATCGAGCTTTGCACAGACATTTGCAAGCGTTACGGGAAAACCAAGCTGCTCTGGTTCGGTGATAAAACAAAGACTCTGAACTATGAGCCAGCTTCCAATGAAATGGTTCTGACCGTACATCGTTGGTTTGCCAACAAGAGTTGCCCTGGTGACTGGATGTATGCTCGAATGGGCGATCTTGCGTCCAAAGTTACGGCTAAGCTTGGAGGCTCTGCTGGCGGAACTGAGAAGCCTGCCGATAATCAGGTGCTTTATCGGGTGCAGACAGGAGCTTTCAGCAACAAGGCGAACGCAGATGCAATGCTTCAGAAGGTGAAAGCCGCCGGTTTCGATACCTACATGGTTAAGGTCGATAACCTTTACAAGATTCAGGTCGGCGCATTCAGTAAGAAAGCAAATGCTGACGCTATGGCTGCAAAGCTGAAAGCTGCTGGTTTTGACACCTATATAACAACCAAAAGCGGGACGGCGGTTTCGGCATCTTCAGCCAAGAAAAGCACTGACCAGATTGCCCGTGAAGTAATTCAGGGTCTGTGGGGTAATGGTGCGGACAGGACTAATCGTCTGAAGGCAGCTGGTTATGATCCTTCCGTAATACAGAATCGGGTTAATCAGCTTCTTAAATAAGGAGGTCCGTGAATGATAAGGTTCAGTCACAAGGGAGACTTCTCTAAGGTTACACGCTTTTTGGAGAGGGCAAAAGAAGTGGTCCGTCTCGGAGACCTCGACAAGTATGGCCGAGAAGGGGTCGCTGCTCTTGCGTCTGCAACGCCTGTCGATTCCGGTTTGACCGCCAGTTCATGGTATTACGAAATCGTAAACCGAAATGGATCTGCAAAGATCACCTTTTACAACTCAAATATTCAAAATGGGGTTCCGATCGCGATCATCCTGCAATATGGTCACGGAACCCGTAACGGAGGCTGGGTACAGGGTCGAGACTACATCAATCCTGCTATCCAGCCTATTTTTGACAAAATCGCAAACGAAGCATGGAAGGAGGTTACGAAGCTATGAGTAAAACCATCGACGAAAGAGTCGTAGAAATGCGGTTTGACAATAAGCAGTTTGAGAGCAATGTTCAAACCAGTTTGTCCACCATTGAAAAATTAAAGAAAAGTTTGGATATGGACGGCGCTACAAAAGGTCTTGAAAGCATTGACAGTGCTGCTAAGAAAGTCGATATGTCGGGGCTCGGTTCTGCGGTTGAAACAGTAAAGACTCGATTCTCGGCATTGGAGGTCATGGCTGTAACCGCCCTTGCAAACATCACCAACTCAGTTGTAAACACTGGTAAACAGATGCTCCGTTCCTTGACAATCGAACCTATTGCTGATGGATTTAACGAGTATGAATTGACACTTAATGCTATTCAAACCACCATGGCAGGGACAGGTAAAACTGCTAAAGAGGTCGAGACTCAATTAAAGAAATTGGATGAATATGCGGATAAGACAGTGTACTCGTCTGCTGATATGTTCAACAATCTTCCCAAATTCACCAACGCCGGTGTAGAAATTGAGCAAGCTACTACAGCTATGGTCGGAATTGCCAATGCAACTGCACTTGCTGGAGGAGATGCCCGACAGGCGTCTATAGCATTTTACAACCTTGGTCAGGCAATAGGCACAGGCTATCTTAGCCGAATGGACTATAACTCCATCAATAATGCTGGCATAGCGACAATGGAGTGGAAAAACCAAATGGTTGAAGCCGCCCTCGCAGCTGGCACATTAACTGAAGCTGGTGATGGTCTTTATAAAGCTGGAAATAAAACCTTTACATTGCAACAATTGTTTATTGACGGTCTTCAAGAGCAATGGGCAACCACCGATGTTATGATGAAGGTATTTCAGGATTATGGTGACGAAACAACAGAAATTGGCGCAAAAGCTTATTCTGCTGCACAGGATCTTAGAACCTTCAGCATGATGATGGACTCTCTTAAAGCTACGGCAGGAACTGGCTGGAAGGATACATGGCAAATCCTATTTGGTGATTTAGACGAAGCTAAAGAACTTTGGACTGAATTGGGTAATGTCATTGGCGGCTTTATTAGTGCCCAAGCAGATGCTCGCAATGAGATGTTGCAAGGGTGGAAGGATCTTGGCGGAAGAACCAAACTGATTGAGGCACTTAAAAATGCTTTTGAAGGCGTTCAGAGTGTCATCAAACCGATCTATGAGGCATTCCGTGAGATATTTCCTCCCACCACAGCCCAGCAGCTTTATGATATTACTGAGAATTTGCGAAAATTCACAGCAAATTTGAAGCTCAGTGATACAGCTTCAGCTAATCTAAAATCCACTTTCAAAGGCTTGTTTGCGATCTTGGATATCGTTAAGCAAGCCTTTTCCGCTATATTTACAGCAATCAGACCGTTGTTCGGTGGGTTTGGAACGCTTGGAGATGGAATTCTTGGTTTCACTGGCGGGATTGGCAATGCTATCGTGGCATTTGATGAGTTTATCAAAACCAGCGGAGCATTCCAGAAAGTTGGTGAGGGTATTGCTACGGTCATTCAGACAATTATGACCGCTTTATCGACACTGAAGAATAAGATCAAAGAGAAATTCGAATCTGCCAATTTTGAAGTGTTTCATTCTCTGCTTGAGCGAATTCATGAGAGGATGACTCAAGTCGGAGAAGCAGCCGGTGAGATGAAATCTGGGGTTATCGTCGCCTTTGAGGTCATTGGTGAGGCTCTTGCTAATTGCCAATTTGTTCAGCTTCTCTCTGCTGTGTGGAACGCCGTTAAGACAATCGGAAGTGGCATCGTTAAAATCCTTGGCGAACTCGGCAGTTCTTTAGCAAAGAATCTCGGTGAAGCTAATTTCAGCGGAATTATTGATCTGCTGAATGGTATCTCGTTCGGTGCTATTGCTGTCGGTATCACAAAGTTTGTCGGCACCTTCCGAAAAGCTATTGAAGATATCGGCAGTTTCAAGGAATCTTTTATCGGAATTCTTGACAGTGTTCGAGGATGCTTTGAAGCTTACCAGACTCAGTTGCAGGCTGGTACATTGCTGAAGATCGCGTCGGCTATTGCTATTCTTACTGCATCTTTGATTGCGCTTAGTCTTGTGGACAGCGAAAAGCTGAATGTAGCCCTTGGAGCAATCACTGTGCTATTCGCTGAACTTCTTGCTTCGATGGCTGTATTCAACAAAATCAGCGGTCAGGCAACTGGTGTGATGAAGAGTGTAACTGCTATGCTCGGAATTGCTACGGCAGTGCTGATTTTGGCGAGCGCACTTAAAAAGATTGCTGATCTGGATGCAAAGCAGCTTACTACTGGTCTGATTGGTGTTGCAGGTTTGACGACTATGATGGTTGCCGCAGCCAAAGCTATGAGTTCCAACAGTAAAACCATCATCAAGGGTGCTACTCAAATGGTGATCTTTGCAGCCGCAATCAAGATTCTTGCTTCTGTTTGCGAGCAACTTGCTAAATTGGACTGGAACCAGCTTGCGAAAGGTCTTGTCGGCGTTGGTGTATTGCTTGCCGAGGTTTCTCTGTTCCTGAGAACCGCAAAATTCAGCGGTAAATCCATTACTACGGCTACAGGCATCGTGATTCTTTCGGCAGCAATCAAGGTGTTGGCTTCTGCCTGCAAGGACTTCGGCGAGATGAAATGGGAAGAAATCGGTAAGGGGCTTGCATCTATTGCAGTGCTTCTTGCTGAGGTTACCGCTTTCACCAAGCTTACTGGTAACGCTAAACATGTAATCTCTACAGGTGTAGCACTCGTTGCTATCGGAGCAGCCATGAAGATATTCGCATCGGCTGTAAAAGACTTCTCTGGAATGCAGTGGGACGAAATTGCAAGAGGTCTTGTTGCTATGGCCGGGGCTTTGGCGGCGGTTACAATTGCCGTCAACTTCATGCCGAAAAGCATGATCGGCATCGGCACTGGTCTTATTGCTGTCTCTGCGGCTTTACTTATACTTGCCAATGCTCTTAACCAGATGGGTTCAATGTCTTGGGAGGAAATCGCCAAGGGTCTTATCACTCTGGGCGGCGCAATGGCCATTCTTGCAATCGGTCTGAATGCCATGACAGGTACTCTTGCAGGTTCTGCGGCGCTTCTTGTTGCTGCAAGTGCCCTCTTGGTGCTTACTCCGGTACTGGCTATTCTCGGCGCCATGAGTTGGAGTTCCATCGTGAAAGGTCTCGTTACCTTGGCAGGTGCATTTGCTATCCTCGGTGTTGCAGGTGCTGTATTGACTCCGTTGGTTCCTTCTATTCTCGCTTTGAGTGGCTCGCTGGCACTAATCGGGGTAGCAGTTGTCGGTATTGGTGCCGGGCTTGCTCTGGCAGGTGCCGGTTTGTCCGCCTTGGCAGTAGGCTTAACAGCTCTTGCTGCTGCGGGAACTGCCGGTGCTACAGCCATCGTCGCTTCTTTGACTGTTATTATCACAGGCGTGGCAGCCCTTATTCCTGCAATTGTAGCCAAGATCGGCGAGGCAATTGTCGAGTTCTGCAAAGTTATCGCAGATAGTGCAGGAGCCATTGGAGAAGCAGTCAAGGCGGTTGTTCTTATGCTGGTGGATGTACTTGTTGAGTGCGTTCCCGCTATCGCTGATGGGGCATTGAAGCTCATTGCAGGTGTTCTTGAAGCATTGGTGGAATATACCCCGTCTATCGTCGATTCCATCTTCCAATTCCTTATCGCAGTGCTTGAGGGCGTTGCTAAGAATCTTCCGGGTCTGATTCAGGCTGCTATTGATGTATTGATGGCATTCTTCTCCGGTATTGTGGATGCACTTAAGGGTATTGATACAGAAACTCTTCTTAAGGGAATTGTCGGTATCGGCCTGCTTGCAGCAATTATGGCTGCTTTGAGCGCAGTAGCAGCTCTTGTTCCTGGTGCCATGCTGGGCGTTCTCGGTATGGGCGCTGTTATCGCTGAACTCGCTCTTGTTCTTGCTGCGGTCGGTGCTCTGGCGCAAATTCCTGGCTTGAACTGGCTTATCAACGAAGGCGGTAATCTGCTTCAGGGAATTGGTACGGCAATCGGTAAGTTTGTTGGTGGTATCGTCGGTGGCTTTATGAGTGGCGTATCCAGTCAATTCCCGCAAATTGGTTCTGATCTTTCCGGGTTTATGGCCAATGTTCAGCCGTTCCTTGATGGCGCAGCTTCCATAGATCCGGCTATGCTGGATGGTGTTAAGGCTCTTGCAGAAACGATTCTTATCCTGACAGCCGCAAATATTTTGGATGGTCTAACCTCGTGGTTCACTGGCGGAAGTTCGCTCTCTGGCTTTGCTGAAGAGATGGTTCCGTTCGGAAAAGCTATGAAACAATTCTCTGATGAAATCAGCGGTATTGATGGAGAAGCAGTTTCCAATGCTGCAATCGCAGGTAAGACTCTTGCAGAGATGGCTGATACACTTCCTAATACTGGCGGTGTCGTTGGCTTCTTTGCCGGAGAGAACGATATGAATGCCTTCGGTGAACAGCTTATTCCATTTGGTCGTGCCATGCGTAACTTTGCAAACGAAGTCGCCGGAATTGACGCCAGTGTTATTACTGAAGCAGCTACCGCTGGTAAGGCACTTGCAGAGATGGCAAGCACCGTTCCAAACAGCGGCGGCGTAGTTGGCTTCTTTGCTGGTGAAAACGATATGGATGACTTTGGCGAACAGCTTGTTCCTTTCGGCAGAGCAATGAAGGATTTCTCTGACGCTGTTTCCGGACTGAAAGCCGATGTCATTCAAAATAGCGTTACCGCAGGTCAGGCTTTGCTTGAACTTGCGAATACGGTGCCGAATACGGGCGGTGTTGTATCCTGGTTTACGGGCGATAACGACCTTGAAACCTTCGGTGAACAGCTCGTTCCGTTTGGCACAGCAATGAAGAACTATTCTTTGGCTGTTACAGGATTGGATGCATCTGTCGTCACAAACTCCGCAAATGCAGCTAAAGCTCTGGTTGAGCTTTCAAACAATTTGCCGAATAGCGGCGGTATCGTATCCTGGTTTACGGGCGATAACGATATTGCAAGCTTCGGTGAGCAGTTGGTATCTTTCGGTCAGTCATTTGCCGCGTACTACAACAGCGTTAGCGGAGTGGATGTAGCTAAGCTGAGTGGTGTGGTTGTCGAGTTCAGAAATCTTGTGGATTTGGCAAACGGCATTAAGAGTGTTGATACAAGTGGAATGTCTACATTTGCTCAGAATCTTACGAATTTGGGTAATGCTGGTATCGATGGCTTTATCAATGCCTTTACAAATGCTAATTCCCGTGTAAGTACAGCCGCAAACACAATGGTCACTACATTTATCAACGCCGCCAAAGCACAGCAAGGAAATCTGACAAGCACTTTCACCACCATGATTAACGGTATTGTCACTGCTTTTACAAGCAAGTACAGTCAGTTCACAGTTATGGGGCAGACGATGATGACCAACTTTATCTCTGGTATTCGTACCGGCGACGCATCTGCTCGGTCGGCATTTGTCACAATCGTATCCGGTTGCCTGACAGCAATCCGAAATAAGTTCTACGAGTTTAATACCGTTGGACAGACTACGATGACAAATCTTATTGCCGGTATTCGAACAAAGAATCAGCTTGCAAAAGATGCCTTTGTTCAGATCATCAATAGTTGTCTGACAGCAATTCGAAATAAGTACACCGATTTCTATAACGCCGGTAAGTATCTTGTTGAAGGGTTTGCCGCTGGCATAACTGCCAACACATACATGGCTGAAGCGAGAGCAAGAGCTATGGCAAGAGCAGCGGCAGCGGCAGCAGAAGCGGAACTCGACATCAACTCACCGTCTAAAGTCGGCTATCGAATTGGCGGATTCTTTGGTATGGGATTCGTCAATTCCCTGATCGACTACACCGATAAGTCTTACGATGCCGGTGCATCTGTTGCAAAGTCGGCTAAGGAAGGACTCCGCAACGCGGTTTCCAAGATTGGTGATTTTATCGAAAATGGAATTGACTCTCAACCGACGATTCGACCGCTGCTTGATCTGTCTGATGTAACGGAGGGTGCGGGCAGGTTATCAGCACTTTTGAGTCGAAATCAGGCGATGAAGATCAGCGCCGGTATGGAGCGTGAGGGCGGCAGTGTCGTTCAAAATGGCGGTGCTACACCGACCTCTGGAAACAACTACAATTTCACACAAAATAACTATTCGCCTAAGGCACTGTCGAGGATTGACATTTATCGTCAGACGAAGAACCAGTTCTCGGCGTTGAAAGGATTGGTGGAAACATGATTCACTCATTTGCTATCACCAATTACTTAGGTGATAGGATCAAACTTGACTTGAGGGAGCCTGAGGTTTCGGGCTTCCTCATCAAGTCTGTAACCGGCTTAGGTCCGGTCAAAGCAACTGTCAACACGACGGAAGTCGTCACTAATGACGGCTCTATGTTTAACTCCGCCAGATTGAGTCAGCGGAACATCGTTTTCCAAATCGTATTCGTTGACACAGTCTATGGAGAAACAATCGAGGATGTACGACAGAAATCCTACAAATACTTTCCGGCAAAGAAAAATGTTGAGATCATCATCGAAACCGATAACCGATATGTACGAACAAACGGTTATGTGGAATCGAATGAACCAAATATTTTTAGCTCACAGGAAGGGACATCAATCTCGATCATTTGCCCTGACCCGTTCTTCTATTCAGCCGGTGAGGATGGAAACAATGTAACGGATTTCTACAGTATTGACCCATTGTTCGAGTTTCCGTTCTCGAATGAGTCTCTGACGGAACCGCTGCTTGTATTTGGCGAAATCCAAGTCAAGACGGAGGGAGTCATCACTTACTATGGCGATGCTGAAATTGGCGTAACGATCTATATCCATGCAATCGGACCGGCAAGTAACATCAATATCTACAATACGGAAACCAGAGAAGTCATGAAGATCGATACCGTGAAGCTCCAAAAGCTCACGGGAAAGGGCGTTGTTGCAAGTGACGATATTGTCATTAACACCTCAAAGGGCGATAAGAGCATTACCTTGATTCGTGAAGGCGTTTCTTACAATATTCTGAACTGTCTGGATAAGAACACCGACTGGTTCACGCTGGCAAAGGGCGATAACATTTTTGCCTTTACTGCTGACAGCGGTGTTACGAATCTTCAGTTCAGGATCGAAAACAAAGTCATCTATGAGGGGGTATAACTATGGAGCTTTTGGTCTTAAACACCGATTTCGAGTCCGTAGCCGTCATAGATACTTATGAATCCATGATATGGACTGACCGGTATAATTCGTATGGAGATTTCGAGATATTCTTCGCTATGGATACACAACTCTTGCAATATTTGAAAGAGGATTACTATCTGTGGCTGAAGGATTCGGAGCACTGTATGATTATCGAGGACATCAAGATCAATGCCGACACAGAAGAAGGAAATCATCTTATTGTCACAGGAAGATCGTTGGAGTCTATTCTTGAACGCCGCATCATCTGGGGACAGCGAATCTTTAATGGAAATCTTCAAAATGGCATCCAGACGATGTTGAATGAGTGCATCATTTCACCGTCTATTGCCGATCGAAAGATTTCTAACTTTGTGTTCGTGCCTTCTACTGACCCTAAAATCACAAGTCTGAAAATTGACAACCAATACACAGGTGACTGCCTGTACGATGTCGTAAAAGGACTTTGTGAGGAAAACAATATAGGGTTCAAGATCGTACTGACAGATGAAAACAAGTTTGCATTCAGTCTGTATGCCGGCGTTGATCGTTCTTATGAGCAGACAGAAAATCCGTATGTTGTTTTCTCTCCAAACTTTGAGAACATCATCAACAGCAACTATTATTCATCCAGAGCGAGTTTTCGAAATGTGACTCTGGTCGCAGGAGAAGGTGAAGGAGCGTCAAGGCGAACTGTTATCGTTGGCTCAGCCTCCGGACTTGACCGGCGTGAGCTTTTCACAGATGCTCGTGACATCTCATCCGATACTGAGGATGGAACACTTTCTGATGCGGAATACATGGCACAGCTTCAGACAAAGGGCTTGAAGAACCTGGCCGACCATATTGTAACCACTGCATTCGAAGGAGAGGTTGAAGTCACTCGCCTGTTCAAGTACGGCGAAGACTTCTTTATCGGAGACATCGTTCAAATCGCCAATGAATATGGCAATGAGGGATCGGCTTACATTTCAGAGCTGGTCATCTCAAACAGTGAGGAAGGATTATCGATTTATCCGACCTTCAAAACTATTTCAAAGTAAGGAGGGAGAAACTGAATGAGCGTATCAAGCGGATTTTTCAATTCACTTAACGGCGACCGCAAATACAATGCTGCACAGATGTCGGCTATCTTTGACGGACTCATCATAGATGGTGTATTTGCTTCTATCGGAACCGCTTTTGCTGTGAAGGCGGCAGGCGGTCTTACCGTGAATGTTGGTGTCGGCAAAGCCTGGTTCGACCACACATGGACAGTCAATGATAGTATCCTGCCGATGACTGCCCCGGAAGCAGAAGTGCTTCTTGATCGTATTGATGCCGTGGTTCTGGAAGTAAACGGAATGGAATCGGTTCGTGAGAACACCATCAAATTTGTCAAAGGCAATCCGTCCAGCGCACCGTCGAGACCGACTTTGACGAACGAGGGAAATGTCCATCAGTACCCTCTCTGTTATATTTACAGAAAGTACGGCACTGCGGTCATTAACCAAGCTGACATTACCCCTATGGTCGGCACAGAGTCTACTCCATTTGTAACTGGCATTCTTCAGACGATCAGTTTGGACGAGCTGCTTGGCAAATGGCAGGATGAGCTTGATCGGTTTACTGATGCACGATCTCAGGAAGTCGATGACTGGATTGCTCAGGAGGAAAGCGATTTCACGGCTTGGTTCAATAAAATGAAAGCGGACCTCCAACAGGAGCAGACCGTTCTTGACCAGTGGATCGCATCTGAACAGGCTGATTTTCTTGCCTGGTATAACCAAATGAAAGACCAGCTCAGCGGTGATGTCGCAGGAAATTTACAACTTGAGATCGACAAGGAAGAAGTCAAACGGATTTTGCTGGTTGGCTTCGAAGACGGAACCAAAGAGTTTTCGGACGACGGTACGGTTATCACTTCTACTGCAAGTGACGGCAGAACTTTGACGAAGACTTTCTCTGACGGATTCCTGACAATGACAAATGTGCTGAAAAGTGCAGCGGGAGCAGAAGTGGCGAGAGCCGTTAAGACTTTTGACTCCGATGGCAAGCTTATCAGCACTGTTGTAACTTATTCTTAAAGTGAAAGGAGAACAATCAAAATGGCAGAAGAAGATCTGATTTTCGGTAAAAACCGACACTTTTTCGGCGGCATTGAGCCGTCCAATATGCTGACATTTACTGCGCATGGCGGTATGTCTCAAGGACAGTATTGTGTTTTAATCACAGCTACACTTCCTAATGACACAGTAGTAAATGAACAGACACTCTGCACCGTGAAAGGTGCGATTATCCGAAGGAAAACGACTGATTATCCGAAGGATGAATTTGACGGCGATCTTGTCGCTGATATTAAGGAATCCACAACTTTTATGGATTTTGGGCTGTCATCTACCGGAACCTACTACTATGCAGCTTTTCCTTATACCACACAGGGCGTGTACAACCGAAACAAGTCTAATCGCGCTGTAGTAAATGAACCGGAGCCGATGAAGGAGTTTTCCGCTAAGTCGGTATATGTCTCGGCATCTGACACTGTCAAGGTTGAGATCACGGCGAAGCTTCCGAGTGGTGTTGCTGGCGCTATTATCCGTAGGAGCACGACTGGTTATCCAACCAGTGAAACGGAGGGTGAGCTGTTCAAGAACATCACTGCCAACGGCACTTATACAGATACCAATGTGACAGTCGGAGTGGTGTATTACTATTCCGCATTCCCTTACACCAGTACCGGTGCCTATAATCGCAGCGAGTCGAACCGAACCAGTGTTACCCCGAAGAAGAGAGATTATCTGTTCGGTTATGATTTGGTGAAAGCGACTTCCAGCCCTACCGGACGAGTAACTTATCCTTCTGATGTGGATAACGCTACATTTACTCCGGCGGCTATGAATTTCAGCACCGGTAAGTTCAACTATGGTGGTTGGGCATTTGATCCGGGTGAAAAGTTCATGCCTCGTCCTTGTATGCTGACTTATGCCGGAAAGGTTGACCATTATCTTGATCCTAACAACTATACCAAGAAGATCGACGGTTCTGCTTCTAAGGTTGCGGATACCTCCTTTGGCGGCAACGCCATGATGGAATGGCCGAAGATCTATACAAAGCGTTGGGAATCGAATGGTGTTTATCATTTCCGCTGCTCCGATACTCCTCAAGACGATACTTGGGATTGCTGGTGTAACTATGACCGTAATAACAACCAGATCGATCATTTCTATACCCCCATCTATTTCGGTTCTCTGGTTTCCGGTAAGCTGCGGTCTATCAGCGGTGCAGCTAACAGCGTAAACACCACGGCGGCTAACGAAATCGCCTATGCTAAGGCAAATGGCAATGACTGGTATACCGAGGTGCTGGCTGACAGACTGCTGCTCCAGGATCTGCTGGTTATGATGGCTCGTTCTACCGAGTGTCAAACTGCATTTGGCTATGGACGGTGCAATAGTTCCAATAGTATTGCTCCTGGTACGATGAACTCCAAGGGTATGTTCTGGGGTTCTAATGACAAGACTTCCGGTGTGAAGGTCTTCGGTATGGAGAATGCCTGGGGTAACCTGTGGCGTCGTACTGCTGGCTGGATCAATGCCAATGGAACTCAGAAGGTCAAGCTGACTCGTGGTACTCACGATGGTTCTACTGCAACCGACTACAACACAGACGGAAACGGTTATAAGATGATCGCAAATGCTACTCTGGCTGGCAGCTCCGGAGGCTACATCAGCAGCATGAAGACGGAAGCATTCGGACGGCTGCCTGTTAATGCAAGTGGTTCCAGCAGCACTTATGAGGCTGACGGCATGTGGTATAATAACAGCCAGGTCAATTACGCGGTTGTCGGCGGCGGCTGGTACCGTGACCTGTTGGTCGGTCCTTTCTGCGCTGATCTGAGCGTTGCGGCGTCCTTTTCGGCCTCGAGCATTGGCGCGGCTCTCTCTTGTAAACCGCTTGCTGCTGCGTAAGCAGCGAGGAGAGGACGGGAGAACCTTAGGTTCGCCGGGTAAACGAAAACAATTAAATATTAGGGGTATACACTGCGCCCAGCGCGTATGTCGGCGGCAACTGGAACAATGACCTTATGGTCGGTCCTTTCTACGCTAATCTGAACAATACGGCGTCCAATTCGAACTCGAACAATGGCGCGGCTCTATCTTATCCATAAGAAGCTCTCCTTAATGCAGTGTATGCCGCCATTTCAAAATGGCAAGAGATATCCGCATCTCTTCCTCACCACTTGGTGAAAATTAACTCGGTGCAAGCATCTGTGAGTAGCTGAGAATAAGTCGAAAGCGGATGAGAGGATAAGAGAGAACATGAAATCCTATAACCACTTGTACGAAAAAACAATATCCGAAACGAACCGACGGTACGCTCTGTCTCAAGCAAAGCACAGCAAGAGATTCCGTAAAATCATGAAACACCGGCACATGTCTGACGATGCCGCAGTTGAACAATCCTTAGACTGGATAGTCAACTACGAAAACGCCGAGCATGTGCCGGTTTACATTTATGATGGGATTACTCGCAAGGAGCGCACTATTATTGTCCCTACGATAGAAGAGCTGCTTGTTCAGCATTGCATCGTAAATGCCATGAAGCCGATGTTCTGCAAGGGAATGTACGAACACAGCTATGCCAGTCTTCCGGGCAGAGGTGCCCATAAAGGAAAGCTGGTTATTGAGAAGTGGATCAGGATTGACCCGAAGAATTGTAAGTATGTCCTCAAAATGGATATTCGCCATTTCTTCGATTCTATTCCACATGATCGTTTGAAAGCCAAGTTGAAGAAGACCGTTCATGACGAGAAGATGTTGGAGCTATTATTCCGCATTATTGATGTTACAGAGGTTGGTATTCCACTTGGCTTTTATACTTCTCAATGGCTTTCTAACTGGTATTTACAGGGTTTAGATCATTTCATCAAGGAGCAGCTCTGTGCCGTGCACTATATGCGCTACATGGACGATATGGTCATTTTCGGAAGCAACAAGAGGGTTTTGCACCGCATGAGGCAAGCAATTTCCGATTATCTGGAAATGGAGCTTGGCTTGGAACTTAAAGCGAATTGGCAAGTCTTTCGCTTTTCTTATGGCAACAACCAGGGGCGTGATCTGGACTTCATGGGCTTTCGTTTTTATCGTAATCGAACGATTCTTCGAAAATCCATTATGTACAAGGCCACGAGAAAAGCTCGCAAAATCTCCAAAAAGGAGAAAGCAACCATACTCGATGCTCGGCAAATGTTGTCTTATCTTGGGTGGATCGACTGCACCGATACCTATTTGATGTATCGGAAGTGGATAAAACCATGTGTTAGCTTCCAGCAATTGAAGCGAAAAGTTTCACGATATGACAAATACGATGAGAAGCGGGTATATCAAAAACTCGTCAGTCTTTACACTGCGAAAGGAGGAAAGTCGCATGGAGTTAAATTACAAATATGCCGAGAGCACAGTCCAACCGACTGCACTTGAGGTTACTGTTGGAACCGTATATCTCCGCAAGGACATTACGAGTATTACACGAACTTCAGAACAGGGCGATAAAACCACTTACTGGACTTATCAGGAAGCGGCGTTGACCCCTCAGGAGTTCAATGAATACACCAATCTGCTTATGGCTGAAAACGCCATTAAAGGTACAAATGATTCGGACAACATTGTTCAGATCATGGCAGGTCAGGAAACTGGAGATTCCCAGCAGCTTGCTATCATGGAAGCAATTGCTGATCTGTACGATGCCGTCGCAGCAATGATTCCTGAATGAGGAGGTAGCAAAAATGGTCAATCTTTACGCCACGCTTATCATCAATAAGCGTAGAACCTTCGACCAGGTGCCTGAAAAATTTAAGGCAGATGTCGAGGCAAAATTGTTAGAATATGGCTACGATACCAACGGCGATCTTATCGCTGAGGAGGAGTAACCATGTTTTATATTTTATCCAAAATTTTGATAGGAGGTAACAACATGGTAGCACTGTATGTCGCACTCATCATCGCAGGTCGTCGGACCTTTAATCAGGTTCCGGCGAAGTTCAAGGCTGCTGTCAAGGCTGATCTGGAAGCTCTCGGTCTTGACGAAAATGGTAATCCTGTGGATTAACCGAAATTGGCAGGGAGTCTACTTTGCGGTGGGCTCCCTCGCCTAATTAAAAGAGGTTTGGGGTGATATTTCCTACAAGCTTCTTAATTCATTTATGACTTCAAGGAGGATGATACATGGAAATGGAACCCTGGCTGCAAACGCTATTAACTATTTTGGGGACGATACTTGCTTCTTCTGGATTTTGGGCATATATCCAAGAGCGAAGCAAACGAAAAGCTGCTGAGAATAAGCACAACAATCTTGAAACGCAAATGCTCATTGGTTTGGCTCATGATCGCATTATCTATCTCGGTATGACCTACATCGAGAGGGGCTACATTACACAGGACGAGTATGAGAATCTGCATGAATACTTGTACAAGCCTTATGAAAAATTAGGCGGTAACGGTTCGGCTAAGCGAATCATGACAGAAGTCGACCAACTTGCGATTCATAAATCAACTTACAATGCTTGAATTGGAGGTGAGATTATGAGTTATTCTGTTTCTGGCACAATGATTACTTTGACTCGGGGTGATACTTTTTCGGCGCTTATTACGATTACTGATCTAAATGACAATCAGTATATTCCCATGAATGGTGATCGTATTCGATTTGCCATGAAGAATGACTATAATGATGAAACTCCTCTTCTTATCAAGGAGATTCCGATTGACACGATGATCTTGACCCTCAATCCGGAAGATACAAAACATCTTCCCTTCGGAAAGTACGTCTACGACATTGAATTAACGAAGGCCACAGGAGAAGTTGATACTTTCATCACAAAAGCAATTCTTAAGCTAACGGAAGAGGTGCATTGACATGAGTAGCATAAAAGCGTTTGAGTGCCTTACTGGTCATATCTCTGGACTATGCACATTATCTGGTAAATTAACTTGCTTTGGAAGTTTGTCTGGCAAGCTGTCTGCTGTGATAGATTTTAATGCTTATTCTGGAGAATATGAAGTGGTGCCGAACGCTTTTAACACTCAGGTCTTGCCAACAGCCAATAAAGTGCTTAAGAAAGATATTGTTGTTCAAAAAGTCCCATATTTCGAAACCAGTAACAACTATTATGGGGTTACGGTTTATATTGCAGAGGAGGTTAATCAAAATGCCTAACCAAAACGTTAATAAGGTTATTTATGGCGGTCGTGTTCTCATCGACCTTACTGGCGACACCGTAGACCCCAGTAAACTTCTCAAAGGATCTAAAGCTCACGACAAGAGTGGAGCTCAAATTGAAGGTGCTTGCACATTTGATGTTGATTCTACGGACGCCACCGCTGTCGCTGCTGAAATCTTGTTTGGAAAGACTGCGTATGTAAGTGGTAATAAACTAACTGGCACAATGAAAAACAATGGTGCCGTTACTAAGAAGATCACCACCAGAGACGAGGAAGTTACAATTCCTCAGGGTTTCCACGATGGCAGCGGTAAAGTGGGAATCGACGCAACTGAAAAAGGCAAGCTGATTGCCAACAATATTCGAGAGGGCGTAACTATCCTCGGCGTTGAGGGTACAATGTCCGGCTCGGAAAACATGAAACCACAGGCTAAGACAGTTACACCGTCCACCGCGAAGCAGACGATTCTGCCTGATACAGAGTATAACTGTTTGTCTCAGGTAGAAGTTGAAGCTATTCCTTATGTGGAAGCAGATAATCCTGCTGGAGGAGTGACGGTAACGATTGCGGGGTGAGAGTAAATGGCTGTAAATAAGGTCGTTTACAATCGCCGGACACTAATCGATCTGACCGCCGATACCGTCAGCAAAGAAACTCTTAAAAAGGGATTTACAGCTCATCAAGCCGATGGTACAATGATTACCGGTGAGTTTATTGGCGATGATTACGATGAAATTGACCGAATTCTTACAGCCGGTTTAACGGATGGCTATAAACATTTTTCGGACGATGGTACAATCATCAGCACAATCGATTCACAGGGTCGAACACTGGTTAAGACTTTTTCAAATGACTTTTTGACCTGTATCACGGTTCTAACTGATCCGGACGGGAATGAACTTGGTCGTACTGTGAGGTCTTTTTCTGACAATAGCAGCACGATTATTACTACCGACTCTAAAGGACAGAAGCTTGTTAAGAAGTTTTCGAATAACATGCTTAACATGGAAGCGGTTCTTACGGATGCTGCTGGTAAGGAGCTTGCCCGTCTTACAAAGGTCTTTTCCGCAGATGGGAAGGACATCACTTCGACCGTGGTTTATGGGAAATAAGATGCAATTTGAAGCCGTTGCGTGTAGGTTATTTCTGCATTATTCCTACACTTTGACTCAAAAAGCCAGTA